GCCGAATTTGGTGGAGGAGTTCCTAGAGGCGAAGAATGATGCAGAGCAATTAAAAACTTTTGTAAACACGGTGTTGGGTGAGACGTGGGAAGACGAGTACGCAAGCAAGATCGGTGCTGATGCATTGGCAGAGCGTGCAGGCAAGGAGACCTACAAACAAGGTGTGGCACCTGCTGAGGTGTTGGCATTGACGATTGGCTGCGACGTGCAGCACGACAGGTTGAGCTTGAGTGTGTGGGGATGGGGCAGGGAGGAAGAAGGATGGCTGGTGGACCGGATCAAGTTGTATGGCGACCCAACACGGCCTGAGGTGTGGAACCAGTTGGATCAAGTGCTCCAGACGCCGTACAAGGCAGAAGATTGCTCAGAGCGGCGTGTGCTGTGTTGCGCGATTGACTCAGGCTTCAACGCTCATGTGGTGTATCAGTACGCCAAAGAGCGGCAACAGCTTGGGGTAATTGCGGTGAAGGGTATGTCGCAGAAAGGCAAACCGCCAATTGGCAAGGCGACCAAGGTTGATGTGAACAGCCAGGGTAAGACCATCAAAAAAGGAGCGCAGGTCTTTCCTGTTGGTGGTGACACGGTGAAGTCACTGTTGTTCGCAAGGTTGCGACATAACGATCCCGGCGCTGGGTATCTGCATTTCTTTCCGACGACGCCAGGCGATTACTTCGAGGAGCTGACTGCTGAGAAGCAGGTGATGCGATTCAAGAATGGCTTCCCTGAACGCCATTGGGTGAAGCGCCCTAATGCAGCCAATGAAGCGGTGGACGAGTTGGTGTATGGCTATGCAGCGCTGCATCGGCTGTACATGGTGTATGACAAGCGAACGCTGTGGGACCAGATGGAGCGGAAGCTGGAGTCTGCGCAGGGCGTCGAGGAGAAGCGCAATAAGGTGGCACCACCACGCAGGAAGAGTTTTGTTAGTCAGTGGTAAGCGGGTTTAGACTGCAGGACATGAAGATTCCGCAATCAGCACGGAACGGTGACACCGTGATTTGGCTTGACGAGCCAACGGTGGATGTGTTCGGCCAAGCAGTTGATGCCACGAACCACACGCTGGTGTATTACCTGCGTGCCAATGCGAGTGCAGCAGCAGAGACTCTGACTGCGACTGCGCAAGGCAGTGAGTGGCGATTCACCTGGGTGGTGAATGAAAGCGTCACGGCACCAACTATCTATTACTGGCAGGCGGTTGCCACCAAGATCAGCGACTCCAGCAAAACAACGCTGGGAAGCGGCTCACTGACACTGGAGCCAAGCCTTGCTTATACGGGTACGGCTACCGCTTATGACGGTCGCAGCCAGGCTGAGAAGGATCTAGAGGCCGTACAGAGTGCGATCAGGACGCTGCTTGCTGGTGGTAGCACCAAGGAGTACCGGATTGGTAATCGCAGCATCAAACGATATGACCTGGCTGAGCTGTTGCAGCTTGAAGGTAAGTTGAAGGCTGATGTGGCTCGTGAAAAGCAAGCTGAGATGATTGCCAATGGTTTAGGCAATCCACGGAATATGTTCGTTCGATTCAACGCTTGATCATGGGCTTCCGCGACCGCATCAGTCATGCTCTTGGTTTTGGCAAGTCCAAGGCTGCGCCATTGGCACAGGCGGCACCACGGAAGCTAAAGCGGACGTATCAAGGCGCAATTATCAGCCGACTGACTGCTGACTGGTTGGCAACGCAAACCAGCGCGGACGCTGAGATTCGCACCAGTCTGCGGAAATTGCGGGATCGTTCCCGCGAGATGGTGCGGAACAATCCATATGCAAAGCAAGCGAAGCGCACAACCCAGATCAACGTTGTAGGCACTGGGGTAGCACTGCAGGCGCAGGTGATGCTGCTGCGCGGCAACCGTCGTGACGAGCGAATCAACAAGTTGATTGAGGGCAAGTGGAAGACGTGGTGCCGTAAGGAGCATTGCGATGTGGCTGGGCGGTATAGCTTCCACGATTTGGAATGGCTCGCCACTGGGGCCTTGCCGGAGAGTGGTGAAGCACTGTTTCGGATCGTGCGGCGTTCATTTGGCGGGTCAAGTGTGCCACTGGCGCTGCAGATTCTTGAGTCCGACATGCTTGATGAGGAGTATCAAGGCGGAACGCTTGCTGCGGGTAATGAGTGGCGCAATGGCGTTGAAGTGAATGAATGGGGCCGCCCAGTGCGGTACGCGATGCTGACGCGGCATCCAGGTGATTACTGGTTCCAGAACGGCAAGCAGCGGAACGAGAAGCATGTGTTCCTGCCTGCTGAGGATGTCATTCACCTGTTCCTGCCAGAAAGGCCTGGACAGAACCGTGGAGTGCCTTGGTTCCATGCAGTGATGGCCGATGCCCATCAACTGCAAGGATATGAAGAGGCAGCGGTGATTCGTGCTCGTGCGGGCGCCAGCTTGATGGGATTCATTACAAATAATGAAGGTGAGCTAACGCCAGACGACATCGAGAACAACCAACGGATCAGCGAGTTTGAGCCTGGAACGTTCAAATATCTGGCGCCAGGCGAGAACGTGACTGTGCCAAACATTGACTCACCGGATCAGCAGTTTGACATGTTTGTCCGCAACAAGGTGCGGCGATTCGCATCAGGCTTTGGTTGCTCTTATGAGACCCTGAGCAGGGATTTCTCGGAAACCAATTACTCAAGCAGCAGGCTGTCGTTGCTGGAGGATCGTGAGCATTGGCGGGTAGTGCAGAACTATTTGATTGAGAATTTTCACATGCGGATCTACCGCGAGTGGCTGAACCTTGCGGTGTTGGCCGGTGAGCTGCCATTTCAGGATTATGAGCTGCGCCCTGAGCGGTACGACAATCCCAAGTGGCTGACCCGTGGATGGAGCTGGGTTGATCCGCTCAAGGAGGTCAAGGCATACCGTGAAGCTGAGCAAGCTGGTTACATGACTAAGGCGCAGATCATTGCGCAATCTGGTGGCGGTGACTTTGACGACAACGTGGCGGAGCTTGCTCGTGAGCAGAGTGTTGCCGATGCGGCGGGCGTCACCTTGGACAAGGACTTGCTTGGTGCGGTGGCACCACCACCACCACCTGCTGTTGAGGAGCAACCATGAGCGCAATGCCAACTGAAGGGATGCGCGAGGAAGCGCGTCGTTATCGGGAGTGGAAGGAACAGGGCCGTAAGGGTGGCACTGAGGTTGCTGCGCGGCGTGCTGGGCAGATTCTCAGTGGTGAAGAATTGAGTGATGAGACGATCGTGACGATGAGTGCATGGTTTGCTCGTCATGAAGTTGACAAGCAAGGTCAAGGCTTCAGTCCTGGTGAAGAGGGTTATCCATCGCCCGGCAGGGTGGCATGGGCAGCATGGGGTGGTGATCCTGGTAAAGCTTGGGCAGATAGCCTTGTTGCAAAGATGGATCGCATCATGAACGAAGAACGCCCCTATCCCAATGAACATGCTGCTCGATTGCGTGATCCTGGGCAGTACGACAGCTTTCGTCGCCGTAACGATGCGGCTGGTGAAGGTGTGGACTTCATTTTTGGCATCAAGGAAGGAGAGGAAGGCGCTGAACTGCAGGCGATCCGTTTCCGTTTGAGCCAGTTCACGGCTGCTGAAGCCCGCAAATGGCTCAGTGACCGTGACTATGAGCCAATTGAATTTGAGGAGGCAACAGGCGAGCGTGAGTTGCGTGCAGCGCCTGATGCACTGAAGGAAGGTGATTTTGTGTCATGGAATAGCTCAGGCGGTACGGCACGAGGCCGTATCGAGCATGTGATGCGTGAGGGGGTGTTGGGTGTGCCCGAAAGCAGCTTCAGCATCAATGCAACGGCTGAAGATCCAGCGGCATTGATTCGTATCTATAGGCAGGACAGCGATAATGAATGGCAAGAAACGGAGACCCTTGTTGGTCATCGCTTCAGTACGCTGACCAAAATTGAGGCATTGAGGTCTATGGATGACAAGCGGGACTACACCGGCAAGTATCAACGTACTGAGGCCACTCAGTTTCGTTCTATTGAAGAGCGGGTGATGGAATTCCCGTTCAGCTCGGAGTATCCGGTTGAGCGGTATTTCGGAAAGGAAGTGCTGAGCCATGAAATGGATGCAGCAGTCCTTGAGCGGTTGAACGATGGCGCACCACTTCTGTTTAACCACGATCCTGATCGCGTACTGGGCGTGGTCGAACGCGCTTGGGTTGACGGTCAGAAGAGGCGTGGTTACGCAAAAGTGCGTTTCAGCCGCAGCAAGGCCGCTCAGGAGATCCTTGATGACGTGCGCGATGGCATTTTGCGTGGCGTGAGCTTCGGCTATTCAATTGATGAAATGCAAGAGCGCGACGGCGCAATGGTCGCCACGAGCTGGTCTCCTTATGAAATCAGCGTTGTTTCTATTCCCGCCGATCCGACGGTGGGCGTAGGACGTTCACTCATTCCGGAGCAAACTATGCAACCCGAGGAGACTAAGATCGAAACTGAAGTCACTGAATCCATTCAGGAGGAAGTGCGCAGTCAAGCGGCCTCCGCCGCATCACCCGAACCTGAGGTTCAAATGGAGAACAACACCCCTGATGTGGAGGTGATCCGGTCCAAGGCCGTCGAGGCCGAGCGGAGCCGTATCGCCGCCATCACCGCACTGGGCGAAAAGCACCAGCTGCAAGATCTGGCCCGCGAATTGATCGATGGTGGTCGCACCCTCGATGAAGCGCGTGCTTCTGTCCTCGACAAACTCGGCCAAGCCCCCATGGAACAACCTATTCGCTCTCAAGACATGACTCAGAACGATCTGGGTCTGGACAAGAAAGAGGTGAAGCGCTTCAGCTTCATCAAGGCTCTGAACTACCTGGCCAATCCTGGTGATGCAAGCGCCCGTCGCTCTGCTGAATTTGAGATTGAGGTTGGTAAGGCTGCCGCTTCCAAGTACGAGCGCTCTTCAAACGGCATCGTGGTGCCGAACGAGGTGCTGCGTCGTGATCTGGTGGTGGACATCCCCGCTTCCGGCGGCAACTTGGTGGCTGATGAACTGCTTGCTGGCAGCTTCATTGATCTGCTCCGCAACCGTCTGGCACTGGCCCAGGCTGGCGTCACCATGCTGACCGGCCTGCAGGGGAACATCTCGATCCCCCGTCAGACCAGCGCCGCCACTGCTTACTGGGTGGGTGAGAACGTTGCTCCGACCGAATCGCAGCAAGCGATTGATCAGGTCAACATGACCCCCAAGACTGTGGCCGCTTTTGTGGACTACAGCCGTCGTCTGCTGCTCCAGTCGAGCATCGACGTTGAGGGCATGATCCGCAACGACTTGGCTCGTGTGATCGCTCTGGAAGTTGACCGTGCTGCCATGTACGGCACTGGCTCCACCAACCAGCCCCTGGGTCTGATCAACACGACTGGCATCGGCACTGAGACCCTGACCAACGCTGGCACCTTTGTGCAGCTGATTGCGATGGAGACCGACGTTGCCGTTGCTAACGCTGACGTGGGTTCGCTGCGGTACATCATGAACGCCACCGCTCGTGGCCTCCTGAAGTCCACCAGCAAGGCCGGCACCGAGGCTTCCTTTGTGTGGGAGAACAACGAGGTCAACGGTTATCCGGTGATCGTCTCCAACCAACTGCTGAGCAACGATGCTCTGTTCGGTGACTTCAGCCAGATGGTGATGGGCATGTGGTCCGGTCTGGACCTGATGGTTGATCCCTACGCTGGGGCCACTGCTGGCACCGTGCGCGTGATTGCCCATCAAGACCTCGACGTGGCTGTTAAGCAGCCCGGCGCCTTCTGCTACGGCACCTGATCATCATGAAGGTTGAGATCCTGCGAGGCGTAATGATCAAAGGAGAGCCCGCCGAGGTGGGCTCCATCCTTGATCTGGAGGCAAATGATGCCTTTCTGCTGATCAGCTCCAATAAAGCCGCTGCGGTGGTGGAGGGGCTGTCAGCAGAAACCGCACCTGTTGAGATCGCGCCTGAAGTTGCCACTGAGCTTGAGCCTGTGCTTGAGCCAGTGGAGACCACACTCCAAACTGAAGAGGAGCTTGCTCCTGAAGAAGTTGTGGAGGTCGTGGAAAATGCGTCCATGCGACGTACCCGCAAACCCCGTTCCTCCAAGGAGTAAATCATGGCCATTCTTTCTACTGGTCTGGAAAAACTGTCTCATGTTGCGTTTGCGCCTACCGCAAGCCGCACCAGCGCTCTTAACGGCACTGCCGTTGACATGAAGAACTACGAAGGCGATGTCGTCGTAATTCTTGATGTCGCCAACGGTGGTACTTCCACCCTGAACGTGAAGCTGCAGTCTTCTGACACTGAGTCAGGAGATTACACCGACATCACCACTGTGTTCAGCCGTGGTGGCGTTGAGCAGGCTTCCGGCACTGTTGCCTTCGCTCAGGTGAGCACCACTGCCTCTAAGCAGTTCCTGGTGTTCCCCAAGGGTGTTGCCAAGCGCTGGATCAAGGCTGTGTCCACTGTGGACACCTCGACTCATGTCTATAGCGTCAATGCTGTTGCCGTGCTGAAGTACGCCTGATCTTGAGTGATTGATTGCCCCATCCCACTCAAGTGGGGTGGGGCTTTCCATTGGTAGGCTGTTGGTAGCAAAGAGGATGACATGACGCATGTGCCTTTTGGGTATAACAGCATTTTTGACGTTGCTGACCTTGGCTCGCTGAGTGGAGCTGGTGTCACCACTGCTCAGGCGACAACTGGCGCAACACTGACCTTTCAGGTGACGTTGGCTGATGTGGGAACGAGTGTCGTTATTCGGCTTGAGGGGAGCCTGGATGGCACGAATTATTTCAACCTGAACGCCACGAATACCGATACGACACTTTCAGCGAATGGCACGACCGCGTATTACCTGATGGCACCTGTGTCATTCGTAAGACTGAGGCTGGTGTCTATTACTGGCGGCACGCCAACGGTTGGCTGCAAGGTGGGGACGATGTGACATGGAAGATCTGCTGCGTGGCCGTGGGCTTTTAGGCCCTGGCGCTCTTGACATGATCTACAACTTGACGCTGATAGTCGTCAGCCATTTCCAGCTGGAAAATGGTGACTACTTGTTGATGGAAAGCGGCGACACCATCGCCTGCGAATTCTGATCAGTCTCGCTGCCGCCAGTCCTCAGGTTTGTCTTGCCGAAAGAAGTCTGCGATTTCATCTGGGCTGTTGAAACGACGAATGCCCTTGGCTTCGTCGCCAACTCCTCCGATGTCAAGTTGATTGAGGAAGTCATCAAGGCTTCCTTCGTGCATTTCAGGGTTTTGCGCTCGGCGTTGCGCTTGCCGCAGCATTGAGGCTGCAGTGCGATTGACCTCGCCAAGCTTGTTTGCCCAGATGCGATCTTGCAGCTCGACTGGTTGCTGCGCTGCAATGCGGGCACAGATTGCCTGTAGACGTAGGCGGTACTTGGTTGAAAGCATTGCCACGCCACTGGTGGCTGAACAATAGCGAGGCCGCTACCATGTAGTCATGGCATTCAGCGAAGACCTGGATCTGTTTTTGGCCGATTTCGGCGTGCCAGTAACGGCAGGCGATGTAAGCGGCATTGGCATCTTTGATATGCCAAGCGAGATCATCGCTGATGGCGTGATCTTGACTACGGACTACAAGGTGACAGCAAAGGCATCTGACTTTGGCGATCTCTTGAACGGCTCGCAGGTTTCGGTCAATGGCGCGGCTTACACGGTGCGGAATGTGCAATTTATGGATGACGGCAAGTTTGTCGAGTTGATGCTTCAGCGTTCTGTTGAGACGCCATATCAGACGAGTTTCACGCCGATCAATGGTGATGATGCTGATAGCGATATTCCGGTAGCACCCGTGGTGCAGCTCGACTCTGTTGTTGACGGTGGTGGCGCAAGTACCGTTTACGCTGATGAGAACGTATTTGACAGCGGGGCGGCATGAGCAGCACAGCACGACTTCGGCTTCGGCGTGATACAGCCGCTGGATGGACAGCAGCGAATCCCGTGCTTTTGCTGGGGGAGGTTGGCATCGAGACTGACACCCGCAACTTCAAGGTCGGTAATGGCAGCAGCGCTTGGTCTGCATTGTCTTATTACTTAACAGCAGTGGGTTCGGTGGTGCGCGGCCAGGTCAGCAAGATGGACGCCGGCACCATCACGATCACCACTCAAGGCGTCTATGTCTCCACTGGGCTCACTGGCACCTTTGACAGCACCACAGCCAACGGCATGACGCTTGGCACCACCAACGCATTTGCGGTGAAGAACACTAGCGGCAGCACCAAGCTGATGCAGATCTACGGCAGCATCGACGCCAAGACCGCCAGCGGCAACAACAAGATCCTCGGCATCAAGCTGGCTAAGAATGGCACTGCCATAGATCAAACCGAGTGCCGCGCTTTTACAGGTTCCGGCGCGGAGGAAGCCAAGCTGGTTACCAATTGGATCATCAGCATGGCTGCTGGCGACGAGGTGGCGCTGTTCATTGCCAACCACAGCAGCAATGTGGACATCACTCTTGGCCGGGCTCGGCTTGTGGCTGTTGAGGTTGCGTAATGGATGCCGACACCCGCGCCAACTGGGCCAAGGTGAAGGAAGCCTTAGAGCGTGCAGGTAAAACGGACTGCTACTACTACAAGCGTGCTGTTGCGATACTGACTAAGGGTTGCGACCCAGGTCCGCCGGGATTCATCAATGGCAAGTAAACGAGAGCAAATCCTCGCAGCGATTTACACCGCATTGCAAGGAACAGCAGGCGCTGGTACACGGATCTGGCGTAGTCGTGTTGAAGCAATGGCGAGGGCTGAAACGCCTGCGATTGTGATTGAGCCGGCAACGATCACGTATGAGCAGAACACCAGCCTGCCAAAGCTGGATGCGACCATGCGCGTTCGGGTGGTAGTGATCGTTCGTGGCAATGTGCCAGATCAACTTGCTGATCCAACGATTGTGGATATGCACAGCAAGTTAATGGCTGATCTGACATTGGGCGGATTGGCAATTGACATCCAGCCAGCACTGACGACTTTCAACATGGTCGAGGCTGATCAGCCTGCCGGAGTAATCTCTTGTGAGTACGACGTGCTTTATCGCACGCAAGTCGCGGATCTCACAGCATGACATCACGTCAACGCAAGGAGTACCAAGCACCTCAACCTATTGTTGTAGATGCGTACCAAGGGCAAGGTGGCTCGTACATCCTTGACTCCGAGACCGGCGTTCGCACCTTGGTGCAACGCACACTCCCACCAGGAATGGCGGGGGAACCTGAAATCCAAGAGGTAATTTCCGATGCCACTTCTGACACGCAAACGCCTGATTCTGGCGGAGACGGAGTCCAGCTACGGGGTTGACCCTTCGCCCGATGGCGCTGATGCCATTTTGGTGCGGGATCTGAACATCACTCCTCAGCAGAGTGATGTGGTCAACCGCGACTTGGTGCGACCCTATCTGGGTGCATCCGAGCAATTGCTCGCCAACACTCGCGTTGAATGCACCTTCAGCGTGGAACTGGCTGGCAGTGGCACTGCTGGCACTGCACCACGCTTTGGCAAGGTGCTCAAGGCATGTGCTTTGGCTGAGACGACTGTTTCGCCTGCTGTGACTGGCACTGCCACTGCTGGTGGCTCCAACACCATCACGCTGGCTGCTGGCGCTAGCTCCAACAACGACTTTTACAACGGCCAAGTGATTCGCATCACTTCTGGTCTTGGTGTTGGCTCGGTGTTCTTGATCACCGATTACGTTGGCTCGACCAAGGTCGCCACGCTGCGTTCCATTGGCGCTGCGGTGACTCTGGATAGCACCAGCGTTTACAGCATTGACGCTCACGTGGTTTACACCCCGGTGAGTTCCACGTTTGGTTCGGTGACGCTTCACTACAACATTGACGGTGTGCTGCACAAGCTCACTGGTTGCCGTGGCACGTTCTCGATCAACACTGCTGTTGGCGAAATCCCGACCATCGACTTCACGATGACCGGGGTTTACAACGCTCCTACCGACACTGCTGCGCCGAGCGTCACCTACGCCGATCAGGCCACGCCTCGGATCTTCAAGGCTGGCAACAGTGGTGCCTTCACCCTGCTTGCTTACAGCGGCTGTCTCCAGTCTGTTTCGATGGACCTGGGCAACAGCACGGTGTATCGGGAGCTGGTGGGCTGCACCAAGGAAGTGCTGATCACTGATCGCGCCACCACTGGCACGGTTGTGATCGAGGCACCGACCATCGCGCAGAAGGACTATTTCACTGCTGCGTTGACTGACGGCACCCTGGGTGAGCTTTCATTCATCCATGGCACCACTGGTGGCAACATCGTGGCGCTGCAGTCCACCCGCGTGGACATCGGTGACCCCAGCTATCAGGATCAAGATGGCATTCACATGCTGTCGCTGCCGTACACGGCGATCCCGAGCACGGCTGGTAATGACGAGTTTAGGCTCGTCTTCGCCTAGGGTGGCTTCAGCGGTAGCGCCATCATGGTGCAACTTACCAAGAAGCGACTGATCCTTTCCAAGGTTGAGGGCGTGTATGGCATTGATTCAGCTCCTACTGGAGCTTTTGATGCCATACACGTTTTTGACCTGGAAATTATTCCGCTGCAAAGCGAAGTAGTTGATCGTGAGACAGTGCGTCCGTATTACGGCGCTTCGGAGCAGTTGCTGGCCAATACTCGTGTCGAAGTATCAATGAGTGTTGAGCTGACAGGCAGCGGCGTAGTCGGAGTGACACCACAATTCAGCTCACTGCTGAAGGCCTGTTCGCTGAGCGAAACAGTGACAAGCGGCCCGGTTGCAGGCACTGCGGCTGGGGGTGGAGTCAATACAATCACGCTTGATGCCAGCGCTAGCTCGGTTGAGCGTGTTTACGTTGGCCGAATTATTCGAGTGACTGGCGGGCTGGGGCAGGGAACACTTGGGCTGATTATTGATTATGTCGGCGCCAGCAAGGTTGCATCAATTCGACCGTTGAACGGCAATACGACTTACGACAACACAAGTGTTTACAGCATTGATGTTTCCACTATCTACGAACCTATTAGCGACAATCCACAGTCAACAACTATTTATTACAACGTTGATGGGACGCTTCATCGTATTACCGGATGCAGGGGCACCTGTGCCGTAGTTGCGGACTTGGGCTCGATACCGGCCATTGAGTTTGTTTTCAACGGCATTTACAACCCTCCAACGGATACTGCGCTGCCAGCGGTGACATATGCCAATCAGGGGCCACCAAGTATTTTCAAGGCTGGCAACACAGGTGCTTTTGCCCTGCTTGGATTCCGTGGCTGTCTTCGATCAGTCGTCATGGAATTGGGCAACGAGTTGATTTTCCGTGACCTGCTCAACTGCCATGAGGAGGTATTCATCACGGGTCGTGACGTAAATGGCAGTGTTGAAATCGAGGCACCAGCATTGGCTGGGGTCAGTGGGAAGGATTTTTTCGCTGCAGCGCTGGGCGGCGCAATGGACCTTGTTGACGCCTTATTGACCGAGGATTCTTTTGATTTGCTTTACGAAGATTCTGAGCGTATTTACCTAGATCCCACCGATCCAGCTGCAGGTGATTTGTCCTTCATCCATGGGAGGACGGCTGGGAATCTGGTGGCGCTGCTGTCCAGCCGAATTGACTTGGTGGATCCTGACTATGAAGACGCAGAGAGCATCCAAGGCCTTTCCATCCCGTATGTGGCAACGCCATCGACCAACGGCAACGATGAATTCATGCTGATTTTTGCCTAGCACGGGGCTGCGCAGCGCCTTTAACCAAGGCGTAAGGCCATTTTTTTTGTTTGACTGTATGCTTGTAGCAGTCCAGTACCTCACATGACTTTTATCCGAAAGAAGGTTAAAACCTTCAAGTGGCCCGTCACGGTGGAAGAGCCGTCTGATGGCGGCACGTTTGAGTCCAGCACGTTTGATGCCACGTTCAAGCGGCTGGGCCGCAGTGAGTTTGCCAAGTTGAGCGAGAAGGGCGACGTGCAGATGCTGCAGGCAGTGCTCGTCAACTGGGACGGCATGGATGATGAGGATGGCAAGCCCATTCCGTTCTCCCAGGCAGCCGTCAAAGAATTCGCTGATGATCCCTACTGGATCCGTGGTGTACTGAAGGCTTACACCGAGACCTTCAACGCGGCACGGGAGGGAAACTAAGAGACGCTGCGGTCCACTGGGCAGGGGGTGCGCAGCCGGTAGATGACAAGACAGATGATGACGCCAAGGCATTTGGCTTGATCCTGCCCATTGAGAACAAGCCCTCAGAGCCTGAGGGCTTTGTGGTGTGGGATGACAACTGGGAAACAGTGATGATGTTTCTGCGTATGGGTACGCAGTGGCAGGTGAGCATGGCGGGCTACACCGGGATGAAATATGAAGTGCTACTGGGTGCCGGAGGGATGTTTGAGCTTTATGATGTCAAGGACCGGCGTGGCATGTTGGAAGACCTGCAGATCATGGAGACCGCAGCCCTAGCCGAGCTTCACAAGGAGAGAGCCAATGGCTAGGAACCGGATTGAGGAGCTGCTGGTTGAGCTTAAGTTCAAAGGCGGGGAAGAGCTTAAAAAGATTTCCGGAGGGTTCCGTGAGCTAGCAAAAGCAGCCAATCTGGCTGATGCGGACATTGAAGATGCAAGAGCAAAAATTATTGATTATGGGAAGAGCCTTGGCAATACCAATCAAGCTGTAAAGGGTACGATCCAAGCGCTCAAGGCGCTGCAGGAATCTACGCAGCGCGGTGGAGAGGCATGGAACAAGCTTTCAAGTGATGTCCTTCAGTTTGAGCAGGCGGCTCGACTGACTGACCGGGAAATTGAATTACTGCGGCGCGGAATTGTTGAGGAGGCTAAAGCGCATGATCAGTCAGAGACTTCAATTCGTGCTCATGTAAGAGCTCTCCAAGAGCTTCGTGCTCAGTCTGTACTGGGCGGTCAAGTCAATAGGCAGCTCAGCCAGACCATTGGCCAGCTAACGCAACAGCTAGACCAAGCCGAGCTGGCAAGCCGGGCGCATTTCAGTGCGTTGAATCAGGCGCTTGCGGTGCGACCTGATGCTGTCCTTCGCCAATGGCAGGCATATACGCAAATCCTGCGTGATGTACGCGCCACTGCTGAGCAGGCTGCTGAAGCGCAACAGCGCTTGAATCAACTTGCTGGTGCGCCACGCATCTCAGCTCGTCGTGAACTTGTTGCCAGGGCTGGCATTCAAGCTGATCCCGCTTATCAAGAGCGCTTTGGTCTGGGTGGGCGATCCCTTGAGGCGCTGCCTGATGTGCCGGCAGCTCTTTCTCTGAGACTGCGCGAATTACAGGAAGACCTTAATTTTACGACTCGCAATACAGGCCTGTATATCAGGACCTTGGTTGAGATGGCTGCTGTGCAACGGCAGGCATCTGCTACCACGCAGGGCTTTGCTGCGGCATTGCGTGAGCAGTTGGCCTCTGGAGAGCTGCCACGCACGCAGAAGAACTTGCAAGAGGTCATTGGCGCTCTGCGGCGCGAGATGGTCGAACTTGATACAAGCACTGCTACTGGTTCGCGTGCTTATGCCGAGAACGCGGCGCAGGTGCGTGTACTGGAGCGTGAGTTAAATCAACTTGCCAATAGCTACCGCAATGTGGCGGACATGGCTGTGCAAGCCGCCACGGCTGAGCGCAGTGCTGCGACGGCACGTGTGACGGCGCTGTACATGAACAATCGCGCTGTGCGCGATCAAGCGCAGGCGATGAGTGAGTTGGGCAATGCAGTGCGTTCTGGCATTGCTGGCACGCCATTGATGCTGCCCGCTGCTGGGCAAACCAGCGCCCCAGGCACTGGATTGCAAGTCAGTGGTGGTGCTCGTATTGGCGGGCCTTCTGGCAATATCCAGAGGGTGCTGACACCTGGCACGTTCCCAGGCGAGCGTCAGCAAGGGCCTGAAATATCGCCTGAGCAGGCAGACAGGAATCGTCGTGCCTATATCTCTCAGATTGATGCTGAGCGCCAGCTTCGGGAGGCAAGAGAAGCTTCTGAAGCGCAGCTGCAGGGCTACAGGGCTGAAATCAGTAAGGCTGCGCAGGCCAATGATGGAAGCATCAACAGCATCCAGCGTTACCGCGATTCTCTCGTAACGCTGCGCAATACGCTCCCAGCCACGGGCAACGAATTCAGGAAGTTAAGTTCTCAAGTTGAGAGGTTGGATGCGCAGCTTGAGCGTGCGCAACGCCGCCGCCGTCGCATGAGCGCCATGGAGGCCACTCAAGCGGCTGGCGCTGTCATCAGTGGCGGCATCTTTGGCGGCCCTGAGGGCGCCATTGGTGGTGCAATCGGTACAGCAGTTGGCGGCGTGCCCGGCGCCTTTGCTGGCGCTGCCATTGGTGCGCAGGCGGGGATGGTTCGGCAGGCAATCGGCTCCTATGCCGAGATGTCTGCTGAAATCAATCGCCTGCGTCAAGGCTTAGCCGCTTCAAGTAATAACTTCACAGAATTTACCAGGCTGGTTCAGATGACCGAAGAGTCATCAAGGCGCCTGCTTATTCCGCTTGCTGATTCTTATCGAATCATGGCGCAGCTTCGGGCCAACACAGTTGAGCTTGGATACTCTCTTGAAGACACCAAGATGCTGTTTGAGGGCACAGCTACGGCTGTGTTCCAAACAGGCGGCAATCTTAATGATGTACAAGGTGCAATGCGTGCCATTGTGCAGGTGCTCTCCAAGGGCCGGCCACAAGCAGAAGAAATTAGATCTCAGTTGGGAGAAAGATTGCCCGGTGCAATTATTAAATTTGCCCAAGAGACTGGACGCAGCACTGAAGAGCTTGAACAAGCATTTAAAAATAGCGAAGTCACTGTTGATGACTTCTTCAAGTTTGCCAAGCGCAATTTCAAGGATGGAGAGGGTTATTTTGACAACCTTGCCACCAACGCTGAATTTGCTGGTCGCCGGTATGAAAAATCACTTGAAAATATTAAATTAACACTTGGGCGAACCTTCCAGACTTCTGGTGCTGCTTTCCAGGACTTTGCGACAAGATTCCTGGGCGGCTTAGATCGAATTTTGAATAAGTTAATCGAGCTTCGCGTGGTTCAACCGGGATCGCAATTTTTTGTTGAGCAAGTTTTAGCGGGCACTGTTAGCATTGACAAGCTTGAAGAACAGTTGCTAAGGACTGCCGATAAATACGAAGAGCTGAAGCAAAGAACAGGAATCCTGGGTCCTTTGTTCCCGGAGCTTGGCAGTCTTAACGCTGAAACAAAATCACTTGAAGACGCTTTAATAGTCCTTAGGCGTTTTGAGTCTCAAGCTAAAGAGCGCGAAACGGAGCAAGAGAAAGAGGCTAAAAAGCAAGAGCAGGAACAGCAAGCCCAGTCATTTCTACAGGCAGTTGAGCAACGTGAAGACGCCATTGCTCAGGCGCGAATTCAGCTTGAGGAGCAGGCTAGAGAAATCCGCAAGCAAGCAGTTGAACAGGTCAAGCAGCTTGAGGAAAATTTTGCGCAGCAGCGCCTGAGCAAGGAGCGCGAAATTGCGCAGGCCAGGCGTGAACTTGCCGGAGTGCAGCAAGATGTTGGATTTGAACTGGCGGCAGTCCGCGCTGCTGCTACAGGCGGTGACCCTGAAATTATCCGCATTCAACAAAGAATTGCAGAAGCAGGGCGTCAGCGCGACGAAGAACGCATTCGACTTGAGCAGGCACTACTAGATGAACAAACCGAAAGAAGTAAGGCAATCGAAGAACTGAAAACCAGCAATGCGACGGCTATCAACGAAGCCAATCTTCGCTATACCAAGGCGATTGGGGATGCGCAGCGCCAGTATGCGCGGGCGACTGCAAGGATTATTGAGGGGGGCACGGGAAGGGCCGCCAAGCGACTTGAAGCGGCTGGCAGGATCGTTGCAGCCTTGCTGCAGCAATCATCAGCAAAAGAAGCGTTTGGGGTGGCTACCGGAGGCAGTGCTGTTTCGATTGACGGCAGCAATGCCTTTGGAGTCAATATGACCAGGTATAGTGCCAAGGGTCTCTTGGCGGCCTCTAAGGCCACCAGCCCCCAGGCTGGGGCCGCTGCCTTAGAACTCATAAAATCAACCCAAGCCCTAGAGGACGCGCAAAGAGCACTCTCTGAAATACCTAGCGCAGCCTCAATTGCCGATCCGGCAATCAATAGCATTACCGTCGATATAGATGATTTGCTGCAAAACGTAAATAAGGCGGCTACTGGGCTCAAGGGTCTAAGTCTTCAATCGGCGGAAACATTCAAAGCACTTGGAGATGCGAAGTTTGGGCAAGCATTTGCACGTGAAAGCTCTCAAGCATTACAAAGCATTCTTGGTCTAACTCAAAACCTGAGAGCGGAGGAGGAAAAAGCTCTTGGCGTCTTGTCTTTGCGTGAAAGCGGAAAGCGAGGGGATCTCGCTGAGCGTATTTACGACATAAATCAAGCTTTTGAAAGCGGTCGCAATGGCTTGGACGAAGCATTCAGAAGTGCTTCTGCCTTGACAACGGATCCGCAACAATTGACTGAGCTGAAAGCAGTGTATGATGTTTTGACCTCTTCCCTTTTTGACGCTAGGTCTGCTGCAATAGATCTTGCGGAGTCGCTGGCCGCTGTTCCGCCTGACCTGCAAATTCGCATTGCTATTCAAGACTTGGGGGATGAATTGAATAAACTGCTTGATCCAGCCAGGCAGGCAATCGGCGCCGCCACCGCGATTGGCGATGCATTTGGCAATGCATTTAAGGGCGTCATTACCGGCAGCGTGAGTGCCAAGGAAGCATTAGCTGGTTTCTTCAGCAGCGTGGCCGAGTATTTTGCTGACATGGCCGCCAAGATGATTGCGGAATGGATCAAGCTGGCGATCTTGAACACGATTGTAAGGATCTTCAATCCCATCGCTGGCGCTGCAGCGGGTGGAGCTGGGCTCTCTGATTTGTCTGCCCCCGCTTCAATCAATAATCCTCTGGGCGTCTTGAATGCCAACGGCAACGCCTTCGCGCAGAACGGAATCGTTCCTTATGCCAAAGGAGGCATCGTCAACAGCCCGACGCTGTTTAAGTTTGCTCGTGGCAGCGCCATGGCTACAGGAGTCATGGGTGAAGCTGGACCTGAAGCGATCATGCCACTCAAGCGCGGTCCAGACGGCAAGCTTGGGGTTGCGGGGGGTGGCAGTGGCGCAACCACTGTTAATGTCAGTGTTGATGCCAAAGGCACGCAGGTGCAAGGCGACTCTGCACAGGGCGCTGCGTTGGGCCGTGTGATTGCCGGCGCAGTGCAAGCCGAGCTGATTAAGCAGCAGCGCCCTGGTGGCTTACTTTCGGGAGGTAGGTAAAGCATGGCCACATTCACCTATGTCCCCGATTTCCCGGTACAGGAAAGTACCAAGCCTCGTGTTAGCCAAGTCGTTTATCCCAGTTACGAGCATCGCACAACATTCGGCCTCAATCCTTTGCAGGACACCTGGGAGCTGACATTCAGTGGTCGCACCAGCGCTGATCGTGATGGCATTTATAGCTTCCTTCAAGCGCGTGCTGGAACCGAACCATTTCAATGGGAGACGCCATTTGGCGAGACGGCAAGTTTTGTCTGCCCTTCGTGGGATACAACGCTTGACTCTTGCAATTACAGCACTATCAGCGCCACGTTTGAATTGCAGTATTTGCCAGAGGGCCCCAACCTGACATTGCCTGCGGAGCCAACTGTTGCATTTTCTTGGATACCAGAATTCTCGGCCAAGCATTCGTTTGATAGCCGCGCACAGGTCACCACATTTGGAGATGGCTACCGCCAACGCATTGCCTTTGGCTTGCAACCGCAAGAGGAGACTTGGACGCTTGCATTTGATAACCGAACAAATGCTGAGCGCAATCAAATCCGTGATTATCTGCGCGGCGCTAAAGGCGTTACAGGATTTGCTTGGACGGATCCAAGGAGCGGTCAAACGGCTAAATTCGTCTGCAGCGAATGGAGTATTCAATACATGAACTTCAATAACAACAGTGTTGGCGCAACGTTCAAAAGGGTATTTGAGCCATGAGCGCACCTGCACTGTGGCAAGCTAGTTACGCCTACAACGTCGGTGATGTTGTACAGGCCACGATCCCACCAGCGACGGGCTTCTTCTTCCGTTGCACGGTCGCTGGTACAACTAGCGCGACGGAACCGTTCTGGCCGACGGTCATCGGTAATACCACTGTCGATGGCACTGTCACATGGATGGCGGTTACCATCCTGTCGGGTGATTTTCAGTCGCCCAACCCCAGCGCGATTATCGAGCTGTTTGAGTTGGAGCTGGTCACTGCTATCCACGGCAGTAACGAGATTTATCGTTTCCACTCGGGTACCAGCTTGGTCAATAACGGTGATGTAATCTGGCGTGGCAATAGCTACCTAAGATTTCCGATTGAGGCCGATGGGTTTGAATACAGCGGCCAAGGGACATTGCCACGGCCAAAAATCCGTGTCAGCAACATCTTCGGCACGGTTACGGCCATCATCCTCAGTTTGCCGGTTGGACTGGAAGGTGCAAAGGTAACGCGCATCCGCACGCTGGCTAAATATCTTGATGCGGCCAACTACCCACCCAGCGGTGACATCCTTTTACTTGAGGATGGTGATGCGTTACTGCTTGAAGATGGCGGTAGTTTCCTGCTGGAGCCAATCAATCCCAGTGAAGATGGCAGCGCCGAATTTCCGCGAGAAATTTATTATGTAGATAGAAAGAGTGCGGAAAATCGCAGCCTCGTTGAGTTTGAACTGGCAGCTAGTTTTGACATTGCTGGCGTGCGAGCACCCAAGCGGCAGTGCATCGCCAACTTGTGCCCATGGACCTACCGCTCTGCTGAATGCGGCTACACCGGCACCAATTATTTTGATGCTGCAGACCAGCCAGTGCTGAGCGCATCTGGTGACGTATGCGGCAAGCGACTCAATAGCTGCCACCTGCGGTTCGGGCAAAATGCTGAATTGCCATTTGGTGGCTTCCCTGGCGTTGGTACATTTAGCGGATGACCATGATCTGGCGCGACGCAGCACTAGAGCACGCCAAGGCGGAACAACCCCGCGAGGCCTGTGGGTTGCTGGTGGTCATCAAAGGCCGCGAGCACTACATCCCATGCCGCAATCAAGCGGCGGCACCCGATCAGATGTTTGTGCTGTCAACCGAGGACTACGCCGCCGCCGAGGATCAGGGCGAGGTCCTAGCCATTGTCCACAGCCACCCAAGCACACCACCGCATCCATCACCAGCAGACCGCGCCGCATGTGAAGCCAGCGGCCTGCCTTGGTACATCGTCAACCCCAACCTAGAAGCCTGGGGCGAATGCAAGCCATGCGGCTATAAGGCGCCATTGATTGGCCGCGAGTGGGTGTGGGCAGTGCATGACTGCTGGACACTGGTTCGTGACTGGTATGCCGAGCAGGGCATCAAGCTACGCGACTGGGAGCGCTGCGCCAACCCAGAAGACTTTCAAGCCAAACCGTATTTTGATGATTGCTGGAAGGCGACAGGCTTCCGCGAGTTGCTGCCTGATGAAGAACTAGAAAAAGGTGACCTGCTGTTCATGAGCATCAGCAGTCCCGGCCTCAACCACTGCGCCGTGTACCTAGGCGATCAGATGATGCTTCACCATCTGCAAGGACGGCTGTCATCTAGGGATATTCTTGGAGGTTGGACCCTAAAATGTGTCGGAAGGAGGTTGCGTCATGCTGCGTAAGATCAAGCTATACGGCGCCCTCGCTAAGTTCGTCGGCCATCGCGTACTGGAAGCAGATGTCGCCACTGCTGCTGAGGCCGTCCGTTTTCTAGTGACCAACTGGCCAGAGTTAGAAGCCCATATGGCGCAGCAGTATTACCGCGTCCATACCGCTGGCGAAGACCTGGCCCTCGATGACATCCACAACCCGATGGGCCGTGAAATCGAAATTATTCCAGTCATTGCCGGCGGGGGCGCAATTGGAAAAATTTTGCTGGGGATTGCCTTAGTAGCTCTGGCTTTTGTGCCTGGCGTTGGTTGGGCGGCTGCCGTAGCAGCGGCGGGCGGCAAAGCTGCAGTCGCTGCTGGCTTCACCGTTGTTGGAAAAATTTTGTTCAGCGTTGGCTTGAGTCTTGTTGTGGGCGGCATCTCACAGGCTTTGACCCCAACGCCCAAAACCGACCAAGACGAAGGCGACCCCAAGAAAAGTTTCAGCTTTAGCGGCATCCAGAACACCACGCGGGCTGGTGTGCCGGTGCCCGTGGTTTATGGCGAGATGTTGGTTGGCGGCATTGTCGTTAGCGCTGGCGCTGACATTGTGCAGGTGTCAGGCGTATGAGCATTTACGGTGCTGGTGGTGGTGGTAAGGGTAAAGGCGGCGGCGCCTTTCGTAAGTCCACAGAAGCCAAAGACAACCTCGACTCAACGGCTTACGCCAAGATCGTCGAAATCCTTAGCGAAGGTGAAA